TAGATCGGCCAGGCAATTCTGAATATCTAGGTCTAATCATTATTTACGCCTAACTGTTGCCTTCTTATTGTTATAGTGCCGTTCCTGCAAGATGGCTTTTATAGCCGCATAAATCGCTGGATTAACCTCTAATAAATCTTTAGGGCTAATACCTGTTGCCACCGACACGGTAGCGACTTCATAGATTTGTCCGTGCCGGTCTATCCATTTTTTGAATCATAAACCAAATCAACATCTGAATATTGATTAATATAATCATCACCAAAGGTTAATTCAGTTTTGCCAGCATCTTTTTCTAAACGCCAGGCAAACCACCACAAATCACTTTCCATTTGTAGTTCACTTAATCTCTTACGCCAGCCCGTCTTGTATTCGGCTTCAAAAGCCACCTTAGCGGATGGCGTAAGATCATAAGTAAGTTTCTTGCCATCTTTTTTAACAATCTCAATCTTGTGCATTGTCCCACCTTTCCCTTGTTACGCGCTTGTTGATTTTGTTAATGCAGTTACCGGAAGCGATACAGATACACTACTTACGCTATCAATTGCACCGTTAATCGGTGTCCATGATGAAACTAAGCATGACATTGTATAACTTGGGTTTGTTGCTGAAACTGTACCTGCAACTGGTATCAATTTGATATTCAGTTTAGTACCTAATGCATCCTCAAATAGTGAGTTTACAGAAGCCGCCGCAAAATCATTGTACACTTCTAGCGATAGTGTAGGTCTTTCAACCCCGCCTATCATATTTTGTACATTATCTGACATGGCTGTGATTTCAACCTGGTCAATTTCGCGTGCAAGACTTACAGTGCTGACATGATCGCTGATAGTTGTAGTACCTACAATCACGGCAACTTTGTTACCCATAAATATGGCCATATTTTTCCTTTCGTTACTAACCTATCAACTCAACCGCATATTGATAACTTAGGTAGTCAATATTAGCGGAAGTAATTGTTCCAGGGCTTGCAGACACAACCCTGAGCGTTTGTACAGCACCGCTTAATGTTTTATCAGCCTCAATTGCGGTTTTAATTGAAGTTGAACCGGATGAGGCAAGTAGCCCATCCAATCTCTCTTGTCCATTTCTTTCACTCATTCTGCCAACCACAACAATAATTTGGCAGGTTGCAGAATCAAATCCTCTATTCAATGTAAAGTCATAATTCATACTTAATTGGCCAACAATTGCAAAAGCATTATTTGTTGGGATGTTTGTAGAGTCCGGGACATAATCAAAAACACGCAAACCGGTTATTGCTTGCAATGCAATTTTTAAATTATCTCTAACCGTGCTTGGGGTCATGCAATAACTTCTTTTTTGTATGCCCTAACCATTGCCGTAACATCTCTACCAATTGGTGACATTCTGACAACGCCTAGATCACCTAATCCTAATATTCCGCCGGGCGCATCTTTACGCTTGTATAGATCGGCTGTAAGAATCAAACAAGCCATATTTATATCATCCGGCACTGATGGCCATCCCCATCTTGCAGTTACTTGTACGCCTGGGCGCAAACCATTTTGGGTTAGCCCTGGAAATATTGGCCAGGTTTCGGTATTAGATACCATAGTTAATTGAGTAAAAGGCCGGCCTAAAGATGATGCGGTTAATGGGTCTAAAATGTAATCTTGGTTTAAAGTTAAGGTTTTTGTGTAAGTACCATTGCCATTTATATCTAAGGCAACAGCCAAACTTGATGTAGTACCAATATCATCTACATAAACAAAAATATCTGAATACGCACGGTAAAGCCGGGCGGATGCTGTGGTATCTAAATAAAATCTACGGTTAGCCATCCGGTCAATTGACCTTGATGCCGATTCAATCAAATCTTCTAACAGGTCATTGTCAGTATTATCTGATATAGACATGTAGTTTTTAATTTGAGTTAGTGTTGCATATCCATTTACTATAGCCATGATCGGTATCCAAATCCTGTACTGCCCTGGGACATTAGACAAACTCCATTCATTAAATACCGATCATAGTTAGAATCCAGGCCACTGGAAGGGTAGCGGCCTGGAAACTTATTGGTTTAGAAACTTGGTGTTGCTAAACCTGTACCGTTAATTTGTGCAATTGCTTTTGGATAACGCTCTGCGGTAAATGCTGACATACCGAATAGAACGATATTAATTGCAACCTTGCCTGATGGCTCTTCAAATGTAACATAGGTAGGTGCGGCTGCTTCTTCCCACAGATGTGCTTCATTCAAATCAACCACAAAGATTGTGTCTTGATTTGTACTTGCACCTTGCGCTGTTGAGATGTTTGCATCCACGATAATTGGCAATCCTAGAATTGAGTAACCTGAGTTACCGTATTGTGGTGCGCCGTTACCTGTACCCATTGCGTTCATAGGATTGTATGCCTGTGGCACAATCAATGGCCTACTTGAACCATCAACACCGGCCAATAGGAATCCTAGACGGCGTGGGTGCATGACTACTGCATTTGGGTTTACATAGATATTGCTTTGAATCTGTTGAATCGCATCAGCGATCTTTGGATATAGACCTGCAACTGTTCCTGTTGTGGCAGTGTAAGTTACTAGAACTCCAGTGGTCATATTTAATAGACCTAATGGTTGTCCGTTTGATCCTGATCCATTTAGAAGTGAGTTATCCAACTTAGTGTGATAATCACGGATCAAATCACCTAGAACAATTCCCTCAATGTTGTATCCGCGTAGTAATGCTTGCTTAGATACTGATTGTTGTCCTGCAATTGTATTTACATTTACAGTTAGGGTGTTGTCTGCAATATCTTGTGATACTGCGGCTGTGTTTTGTGAAGTTTGATACGCTGTTGTAGTGCCAGTATTTATCTTACTAATGACCACAGACATGCCCTGGGTGGGCAGTTGGTGTTTGCGTGCGGCATCCGCAAATGGGCGGCCTGCGCGTGCTAATGGTGCATACAGATCAACTAGGTATTGTGGCACTACTAAGCCTGCAAAATTGGATGTACCAACTGCACGCTTTTCAATTGCCATTTCCTGTTGATGGCGTGCAATACGCGCACTGGCTTCACCATCGGTTTTAAATTGTGCTTTTAAAGCATCTGTTAAGAAATCATTACTTGATCTCTCTGAGTAAGTAAGTTGCTCGCTTGTAACGATAAAGCCACCAGCGCGTGCTTCCTTCTTTGGCTCAATGTTCGCATCAACCTTAGCCGCTAAATCAGCCGCCTTTTGATTGCGAATTTCAATATCTGACATCTGCTCAATTCTTTCATCTAACTTTTTGATCTCTAAGTTAAGGGCTTCAACATTAGCCAACTCAACTTCAGATAGATCGCGTGCTTCTTCGGCGGCGCGGTCTAAAGTTGCGGAAATGAGTGATGTCTTTGATTCACGCTTCTCTTGTAGAGAAGTAAGAAATGTATTAGACATAGTTCTCCTATTAGTAGTTTTTGTAGTGAGAAGGTGTAACGCGCCGGTAATCGGGGTTAGGTGTTCTACGACTTGTCAAAATTATATCTCTTTTTTTAGTGCTTTGAGTAATTCCATAGCCGTGTTAAATCTTGTTTTTTCTTCAACTACTTCTACGGCCTCTGATCGGTTTTCGCCATACTCTGAAATATTGATGGCAGTTAATTGATCTTCGGCCTGAGCCTGGGTTTTGTGGCAACCCATGACTTCGTTGTTATCGGTCTTTACAACCGCATAACCTTCACAATCAGGATGGTTACTTACTACGCTGTATGGCATTTAATATCTTCCTTGCTTCATCTAATCTAGGGGTTAATTGTGGTTGTCCATCTCGCATACCTGTAACGCTGGCTAATTCGCCATAAGCACCAAAGGTAACAAGTGATACTTCTGCCAAATGTGCTTTTAATCTTTCCATTACGCCATCTGTTCTTTTCTTGTTTTTGATTGGCATAAATCCAACTGATAGTTGATCTAGTGCGCCATCTTTAACTAATTCTAACGCCTCATCACCTTCACGCGTTTTTGAAATTTTAAACTCAGCATACAGGCCTTCATCTGTTTCCCTAAGTAATGTGGCACGGCCTAAAACATTATTTTCACCATGACCCCTAAGCAATTTAACCCGGTGAGGTGCTTTGATAACTTCTGCAAACACGCCTTTTCTAAATACTTCAATCATGGTGCTAGTTATTCGCTGTTCTTTGTTATACGGCACGGCAATACCAAAAATGGTGCGGCCATCTCCATTAGCACGCAATTCAAGATTTACTGAGTAACTTCTATTTTCCATTTTTTCATCAGACATAATTGTTATCCTCTGCTGTATCTACCGCATCACTTTGCAGTGAGTTATCTTCTTCATTTTGATCTTCTTCATCGCCTTCTTCATAATCCATAGGATCAAGATTTTCATAATCTCTAACTTCATCAACAGTTAAGAAGCCATTAGACAAAGCAACTGCATAAGAATCATATCTACTTGATGTATCTGTTTTTAATAATGATTCATACTTAAATGCGGCTGTTTGACCCCGAACAAGTAGATCAGAAAATGCCGCCTCTATTCTTTCGGCTATTGGCTGAATTGACCATTTAATTAATTGCAAGTTTTCTTGTTCAACATTTGAGTAAGTACGGCTGGTATTAGGTGAACCTAAGAAATATGATGGTAATCCCAAAATGTTTGCCGCTTCTGTTAGCCCGGCTGTTTGTGCCTCTACTAATTGAGATTCTGCCGCGTTGCTACTTAACACTTCAAAATCTGTTGATGAGTTCATAACTACCGGCGATCTATTTCGGGATGAGTACATTGCCATCCATGCGCTCTTTAGTGCATCGGCTTCTTCTTGCGTTAGATCAGGATTGGCAGACTTAATAACAGCCGTAGGGTTTACGCCGCCATCAAAATATCTTGCCGCATATTCATTAATAGCAATCTCTTTACCTAATGCTTGTTTAGCAACCGCTAAAATACCTTTACCGACTAAATCACCTGGCATTGTAAAATTCTTGATGTGTAAAATTTCTGATTGATCATAACTACGCTCATCAATTGTGTAAACAATTCTGCCGTTATCTCTTGCAACCTGAACGCGATCAGGTGAAACAGGGTAGATGCTCTCCGGCAATCCATTAACACCTGGTTCACCCAATACCGCAACATAATTACCATGAATAATTAAAGCGGCGGCCATTGCGCTAATTGTTTGCATCCTAGTTTCATTTGGCACTGGGCGCATTAAAATTTGTGGTGTTGGTTTAACTTCTCTTTTATTACGATATGCACACAAAGGTAATGCACCGATAGCATCACTAATTAAAGTTATGCCGCGATAAATAGCAGGTATGCCCAATGCAGTATTTTGATCTACATAAGCACCTGCCCAATTGCCTTCAAAGAATCGGCCAACTCTACCCAAAGAATCTACATACCCTGAAGATGTATAAACCATAGATGGTTGTATTTGTCTTTTAAGTAAGCGGCCTAGCATTATTTACCTCTGTTTTCTAAAGCAACGCCAAATAAAACTAAAAATGCACCTGCTAATATTACAGCCACAACTGGGTTAAATGTTGCGACACCTGCAACTATGAATAAAGAACCTACTACCTGTA